GTATGATGTCTTGCGATTCTCTGAACTCCTTTGTTTTCAGAAGCATCGTGTTCAGTGAGTGTGATATTTACAACTGGAAGATTTGAAGACTGAACAGATGCCTGAGCAACTGATGGTCTTGTGATTGCGGTTGAGTCAAGTGCGGTTGCAGTTACAACAGAAGTTGGAGAACCATTTACAGAAGAAGTGGTTACAACTGGTGTTCCTGATGAAGTTGTTGTGGAACCATCAGAATATGTGGTGGTTGTAACTGGTGTTGTTGTAGTGGTTGTGGTATCAACTGGTGTTGTGGTGACTACAGTATCAGTGTAAGTTCTGACTCTTGGGTTTCCATCAGCATCAGTATCTGTAACAGTTCTGGTTACATAAGTCGTCGCAGAACTTGATGATGTGGAAGTAGAACTTGTAACCGTATTTGTGGTTGTAGTTCCTGTGACTGTTGGTGTGGAAGGAGTTGTAGGAGCAGAAGCAGAACCAGCATCAACAACAGTAAAGGTTGATGGAGTAGAACCACCAGCACCACCAGCAACAGCACCAGAACCAGCAGCAAACGCAGAAGGTCCAAAAATATATGCGTATTGAATATTTACAATATCTCCAGCAGAAATGCCAGAGAACATAAATCCAAGACCGATGGTATGGTCTCCACTTGGACCACCATTTGTTCCATTATAATAGTCTTCTGGGTTTGTAGACCAACCAGCACTGATTCCAGAGTTTACACCACCAATCTGACCTGTGAATAAACCTAATGCGTACTTGGATACAAGTGCTTCAGAAAGGACAACGTTGGTTGCTGGAATACCACCAGCATATCCTCTAGTATTATCTGTTCTAGAACTATCTCCTGCCGCTGCTCTTGCGTCTGGGTCAGTGAATCTACCAAAATAAAGCGTAGGAACATTAATTAGAAATTCTAAACGAGTATTGATATCAACAAACTGTTGGTTATCATTAAAACGATAGTCGTGTTCTATATTAAACTCGGTAACAGATCCCGACCATACAGCACGATTATCATAAGTCAATCCGCGATATGAAACACCAGAATAATCTACAAGTGTTCCAGTAATCTGTGCTCCTCCAACACTATTATTGTTATTATAATAGTTGAAAAGAACAGTTGAACCATCTTTACCTCTAACAGTAAATCCTTCAAAAGGATTTCCAGGAGTCAGATAATCGTATGCTGGATTGAATGTTGCGGTTCCAGTTGAATCATACTGAATACCAGGAGAAGTTGCTCCACCAGAACCAACGGTTCCAGCATCGTTAACTCCAATCTTTACATAGTTCCCCTGTAAAGTAAGGGGTGCGGCATATGAAGCAGATCCCATCAAAAAGACAGACGCTGCCGCCAACGCTTTTTGCGTGTAGGTGGACATAAAAATAAGGTGAGTTGGTGTGGTAGAAATTCCTAAGAACTACCAAACACAACTCACCTTGGTGTGGGTTCGAGTTGCAGTTTCAACTCACTGGTTGAAACTATTTAGTTATCCTTTCTTCCAAGCTTCACCTTCTGCTTTTCTTCTACGAGCAAGTCCTGCTTCTACATTAGATCCAGGGTTGCGATAGAGGAATAAAGCATCAGGAACTAGGTCCCACTCTTTATTCTTCAGGCGTTTAGTAATAGTATTAAAGTTATCGCCACCGTAAAAACCGGCACCAAGATTATAAGCAAAGCTGAGCAGAGCGCCTCTTTTTCCATCTGACATTTCATTCCAATGTGGGATTTTACGAAGTGCGGGAAGAAACTCCTTTTTACATTGTTCAATGAGAAGTGAGTCTGCTTCCTGTTGCGTGAGTGTATCACCAAGTTTGAATGCTGAACCATCCTTCTTACGAGTGGAACCCCAACCGATTGTGATTGGAAGTCCACCAGTCAGAGGGTCAGGATATGCCTTTAAGTGGCATCCCTCAAACTCTTTGATTAACTTGATGCCCATTTGTGGAACATCATCACCACCAGTTACAGGAGCTGCAGCAGCGGCAGGAGCTGGTGCAGCACTAGTCTTTTTTCCTCTATAAATCTCCGCCCAATCAACATTATCTTCTAGATACTTGACTGGTAGGTTATCTTCTAACCACTGTACTGCCTTAACGTGATTAGGATTCTTCTCGTCATAAAACTTGAAGAAGTTATGTAGGTCAATCCTTGCCATTTGGTCCTCCGAAATACTTTTGATACAATTGATTTGCTTCTACGTGCTTACCGTGATTTGTAAGATCCTTAATGACCTTAAGCATCTTTCTCTTAAAATTAGTCGAAGATTCTTCCCCAGCCATCATTCCCTCCTGGACACCAACGGTGCTTGAGAACTGCTTTGGTGTAAATGGTCTTCTTACCATTTGTTACAGGACCGGTATAGTTATCGTTAAGAGAACCATAAGGATCATTGACAAAATATCCTTTGCCATCTGGTGTCTTACCAATGACTACACACATGTGCCCACCAGTAGGAGCAGATAAAGAACCGCGATGCAGGATACCAATAACAACAGGTTTCCCAGCATCAAGGCTCTTATCAATGTCAGCAAAAGAAAGATTGTAGCTAAAGTGTGACTTAACTCCATAACCTGCGAGAACTTTTGTCTGTACCGCATGGTCAGTCGTGTCGCCAATCGCAAATACTTTCTTGACGTATTCATCGTCGCCTTTGATGCTTCCTGGCTTGAGGAAAGCAAGGCACATAGCGCACGATGAACTGTTACAAGTTCTATGTGCATCTCTATAGTTGTCTACTTGATTGAAGTATGGAACAGCAAGAACTTCTGGAGTTGGAGGTTTTGTTCTAAACATCCCAATCCACTCAGTTTCTGCATCATCCAGGAATTCAGCAGGAAGGTTATCCTCTAACCATTGTACTGCTGCTACGTGATTTGAATTGCTGTCGTCGTAAAACTTAAAAAAGTTATGAAGATCTAGTGTCATCTTCCTCTCCTATGAACTCTAATGAGAAAATATCATGATCTAAAATATTCGGATCCAACCATTCACTAAATTCAGATTGAATCGCATGGGCATTCTCAATATTTTCTTCACAGAGAGTATGAATGCGGTCAACTGCCCAATCATGAGTTGTCTGAAGAGTCTCTTCCAAAGTTACCATAATCTTTTCGCATGTAGCGTCCTAGGATATTACTATTGTAATACGCTGGACTCCCATCGTCAAGAGATTCCGTCAACACATTATTTAGAAAAAGTTGTTTTGTTTCTTCATAATTGCACTGTCCTTTTGTTTTATGGAGGCTAAGTATTGTTCTGTCGCAGGATGCTTTTCCCCAAATGTTAATATCGGCTTTGAGTTCAGGACAGGAGCCGTAATATCTTTTCCAATCGGACTCTGACTTAACTTTTCTAGATTTTCCTCTTGGTGTGCGGAAAGACCAGAAATACTTTCTACCAATATAACTACGACCAGTTTTACCGCAATGAATATGATATACAAAACCAAAATAATCTTGAATATCAGAAGACTCAAAAATTTCCCCATTGAATCTCCAGGGATTTTCATAACTCATACTAAGAATCTTTATGAGCTATTATTTATCCTTCAACCCTAGCAAAGCGATTCTAGCAATAAAAAAGGGGGTTTGTCAACCCCCCGTGTAATATGTTAAACTAGATCAAACTCCAGGAAGTTGTGGTCCTCTGAGTTTAGACTGTGCTGCCTTTTGTTCTCCAGGTGTAGTAGCACCTGCTTCTAGTGCTCTAACTTTACCTTGCTGTCTTGCTAATCTTTGTGCTTCTTTATGAGCAGTAGGATCAATGGGTTCTGGCATCACACCTTCAACAATTTCTTCAATTGTTTTTTGATCCATTTGAGACATAATGTATTTTGCTTCAGAAATTGTTTCTGCGTGACCAGTCTTAAGAAGATATTCAAGAACTAAATCAAATACATCAACTTCTTCTTTACGAAGTTTTGCTAGAACAGCACCAGCAACTTTTTCACCACGTTCTTTAGAACCATAACGCTCAGCAGCAGACTTGGCAATCTTAGCAAATTGCTTACCTGGTTTACCAATATCTTTACCTGCCCTTGCTGCCTTTGCTGAGTATGATGCTTCATTAATAACTTCTTCACCAAGTCTAGAAGCGGCACCTGCTGCTTTCTGAGCAACCTTACCCACAGCACCTGCTGCTTTACGGAGACCTCTTCCAATTAAACTCTTTACACCACTTTTGATCTGTTCTTTCTTCTTCTCAGCACCATATTTAACCTTATGAACAGCAGTTCTTCCTGCTCTTCTAGCAGCATCCTTAGCGACTGAGGCAGCGATGCTAGCACCAGCAGCAGCACCTACTGCCTTTGCTTTAGCACGACCTACAGCGGTCTTTACGGCAGCCTTACGTGCTGCTGCTTTCTTCTCACCAACCTTTGCCTTAGCACGTTCTCTGCGTTGTTCGGGGCTTTCAGTATCACTACCATAAGTAACCTTTGCTTCATCAAGATAAAGAATTGCCGCGTTTTCTACAGCAACAGATGCTTCATCAAGTGTATATCCAAACTCAACGCATTCTTGAATGAGTTCTTCTACAACTTCTTCAATCATTTCACAGGAGATTCCATCTCCCTCTTCATAAATGTTTTGATATGATTCTTGTAGTGCCTTTAAATCTGACGCAAACATTTTAATACTTAAGGAATTCCTACAGATATTTATAAAAAAAGAGGGTCCGAAGACCCTCATTTCACATCATCATTGCATTTACCCAACCATTCTTTGGAATAATTATAATCACCGAACAGGTATTCATCACACTCCGCCGCTTCTTGATATGCGTTCAGGATTTCCTGTTCGCACCATTCATCATAATTGGAATCCTGAGAAAGTATCTTTGGTAACATCCTGTTTGATTCCTCCAACAATGTATGATTCAACTTCGGTTTCCTGTGGTGCCACTTGAAGACCCTTAGAGGAAATCCAATGCTCAGTCCAAGGAAGTGGATTATTTTTCGCAGAAATATCATAAAGTGGTTTGAGTCCAATTGCCTTCATTCTACGGTTCGCAATCCATTCAACATACTGTTGTAACAGTTTGTCATTCAGACCGATCATTGAACCATCCTTGAACAGATACTCTGCCCAGAGTTTTTCCTGATTCACAGCATTCTCAAAAGTCTTGTAGAACCATTGTTCTTCTTCTTTGGAGATACGTGCCATCTCAGGATCATCACCCTCTTTCCATTTGTTCAGAATGTTTTGAGTAATGACCAGGTGCTGGTTCTCATCACGAGCAATCAGTGAGATGATTTTTGCACTTCCTTCCATAAGCTTGAGTTCGCCAAACGCAAAACTACAAGCGAAGCTGACGTAAAAGCGAATACCTTCAAGAATATTAACGTTTGCAACTGCTCTGAAAAGTTTTCTTTTGAGTTCATACCTTGCCTCTTGTGCGTATGGTACTTGTTCCAAAGCGTGGACCCACTCATTTGAATTATCGTAATGATGGGCACTGTTGATAAAATCGTTGTATGCCTGAGTCACACTCACGGCACGTTCCATAATACGATCCTCTTTTAGAATCGTATCAAAAACTTCAGATGGGTCTGAATAAACATTCTTGATGATATAAGTGTATGAACGGGAGTGGATCATCTCCATAAACTCCCAAACCTTCATACACGCTTCCAGTTCAGGAAGGGAGCAGTATGGAGCAAATGCCATACCAGGACCCCTACCCTGAACGGAGTCCAGCATTACCTGATACTTCAGATTGCTGGTGAAGATGTGTTTTTGCTCTGGGCGTAGCATATGATAGTCGCTACGATCTTTTTGAAGAGAAACCTCTTCGGGTCTCCAGAAGTAACCCAGTTGCTGTGTTGTTAGTTTATCAAAAATTGGATACTTGTAAGAATCATATCTTTGAATTCCCAGTGGTTGTCCAAAAAACATTGGTTGCTTTTTGGTGTCTACTTCCTGAGGGTTAAAGACGGTCATTGATTCAACCACTGCTTTATCCTCTAAACCTGTTTTAAATCTTACAAGACTCACAATCTTCCTCCTCTGCTTGTTCTAGTTGAGAAATTAAATCTTCAAGAGAATTACGGGTTTCTTCAACCTCATCATTCTTCATGTCGTGTGTATTCTGATAGTAACTGGTTTTCCAACCGTACTTATATGTAGTTAAAAGGTCCTGTGCCATTACTGAAGTAGGAACTTCATTATCGGCATAATTTTCGGGATTATACGACCAGTTTCCAGAAATCGCCTGATCAAAGAACTTTTGCATAACAGCAACAATATGAATATAACCGCGATTGCTAGGCATATCCCAGAGCAACGTATAGTTGTTCTTAAGACTTTGATACTGGGGAACAATCTGCTTGAGTGGACCCTTCTTTGACTTCTTAATGGACAAGTATCCTCTAGGTGGTTCAATTCCATTTGTTGCGTTTGACACAACGGAACTGCTCTCCGATGGCATCTGTGCGGACAATGTTGAGTTCCGTACCCCGTATTTGAGTACCTGCTCTCTAAGATGCTCCCAATCATACTTAAGCTCATTTGGAACTATTTCATCAACGTCCTTTTTGTATGTATCAATTGGGAGAATGCCATTGCCATATTTGGTTCTGTGTGAATATTCACAAGCACCTTTTTCTTTGGCAAGATCAACAGTTGCTTGAATCAGATAATACTGGAATGCCTCAGTCAGATCGTGTACCAGTTTCCAGGCACCAGGATCATCATAATGCTCACCGTGCTTGGCGAGATAGTGTGCGAGACCAATATAACCTACTCCAAGTGAACGACGTGCTCTGGTGGCGATTTCTGCTGCTCTGACGGGGTATCCTTGAAAATCAATGAGCTCATCAAGAGACCTAACAGCAAGATCGCAAAGAACTTGAAGATCTTCAAGATCCCTGATTTTGCCAACATTGATAGCAGAAAGAATACAAAGAGCAATTTCACCATCGGGATCATCAATATGCTGAATGGGTTTAGTAGGCAGAGTAATCTCTTGACACAGATTGCTCATCTCAACTTTATCCATAAAGGAAGAGTGAGAGTTACAATGGTCAATGTTCATAATGTACAAACGACCAGTTTCGGCACGTTCCTTCAGGAGGTCCAGAAAGAGTTCTTGAGCTCCGATAGTTTTTCTTGGAATAGACTCATCTCGTTCATAACGAACATACAACTCGTCAAATCCATCAGTACCAAAAGCATCATACAGACCAGGAACAGAGTGGGGAGAGAAGAGAGAGATTTCTTCGTTGCGAATGAATCGTTCATAGAACAGTTTGGAGATTTGGATAGAATAGTCTAACTTACGAACGCGATTATCTTCGGTTCCTTTATTATTCTTCAATACTAGAATATCTTCTATTTCTTGGTGCCAGATTGGAAAGTGGACAGTTGCTGATCCACCTCTGATGCCATTTTGAGTACAGCATCGGACAGTTGCTTCAAACTTTTTGAGGAAAGGGACAACGCCTGTATGCTGAACTTCTCCACCTCTAATTTTACTGTTGATGCCCCTGATGCGACCTGCGTTGATACCAATTCCTGCTCTTTGAGCAACATAGCGACCAATTGCCATATCAGAGCTGAAGATACTATCAAGGGTGTCATCAACATCAACAAGAACGCAACTTGCATATTGGCGAAGTGGGGTTCTAACACCTGCCATGATTGGCGTAGGAATGTTGATTTTGTGTTTGGAGATTGCGTCATAATACTTCCTAACGTAGTCTAAACGTGTTTCTTTAGGATACTTGGAAAAAATAGTGGCAGCAATCAAAAGGTACATAAACTGTGGCGTTTCATAAAGTTCGTTAGAACTTCTGTCCTGCACGAGGTACTTATCAACGACTTGACGTAGACCTGCGTAAGTAAACAGATAGTCACGACTATGATCAATGAACGACTCAAGTTTATCAAACTCTTCATCGGTATACAGGTCAAGAATTTCTGCGTCATAGACACCTCTACCAACGGCACGAAGGACGTGCTGCTTAACTGTGGGGCATTCGTGCATACGACCAAACAACTGCTTGCGAAGGGCGAACAGAAGCAGGCGAGCAGCAACGAATTGATAGTTAGGGTGATCCAGATCAATCAGGTCAGAAGCAGAGCGAATCAGAATCTCCTGAATCTCTGCGGTAGTGATACCATCATAGAATTGAATGCCTGATTGCATCTCTACCTGAGATGCTGATACACCTGCTAGGTCTTTGCAGGCTTCTTCCACCATAACGTGGAGTTTATTTAGATCAAGGGGTTCAGTTTTACCATTTCTCTTAACGACTTTCGTTCCGTTGCTCATATTTTCTTCCAGTTGTTAAACTTAATTTTTGCTTCTAAACCTGAGTAGGTATTTGATTTTAACACATCCATAACGTTAAGTCCAGCTAAAACCATATCATTAATATCCTTTTGCTGGATTGATGTTGGCCAAATAATTACCTTTTCACCTCTGTTGATGGTTTTTGATATTCGGTTGACGATTTCTCGGTTACGTGGTTCGTTATCAAAAACGTAAATATAATCGCTCCAATTAAACGTCCCAATATCAACGTCGGACCCACACATAGCAACAGCATTTTTGATAAACGTGGAGTCAAAGGGTCCTTCAACAATGTAAATGGGTTCCGAAGAATCCACTTGGTCAAGTCCATAAAGTTTGGGCGAATCATCAGAGAGCATCACAGTAATGTATTTAACAGGGTTAGGACCCAGTGCTCTTCCCTGAAAACCTATTAAGTTGGAATCTGCATCATACATTGGTATAATAATGCGACTCTCATCCCTACCGATAGTGTCAAATGTAACTTTTTGAGTATTAGTCCACTGCTTAAATTTGTCAGCAAAATAAAACTTTTCGGGATCAAGTCTCCGTTTTTCTAAGTATTCTTTGGCAATTGGTATCTTTGATGCTTTAGGTAAATCCAGTTTCTTTTTAAAGACTGGTTTCGCAAACTCAAACTTGGGTTCCTCAACCACAAAGTTTCTACCAGTGTGTCCTTCTTTAAACTTTTCTAAAGTATATTGCTTATGAAGCGTAGGATCTAACTCCTTGAGAAAGTTATTGAAGGATAAACTTGCTCCACAGTTGTGACACTTAAAGTTTGTATTATTCTTGACGGGATATAAGTATCCACGTGCCTTTGTTTTGTTACGTTGAGAGTCACCACATATGGGGCAGCGGAAATTGTAGAGATCTGCCTTGACTCTCTTAAACTTTTGTAAGCGTGACGAAACGAGTCCAATGTACTTGGAGTCAATCAAATCCATTATAAAGGGGTATTACTTCGCTCTTTCTATTGTAGCAGGGGTTGGTGCTGCGGTCAAGGATGAGATCAATGATGGAAAAACTCCAATAAGAACCAAAGCAAAGGCAACTACACCACCTATTTGCCAACGAAACTTATATAAACTATCAATTTTAGTTTCTATATCTTCTACCTTCTTACACAATTCATTATCATCTTTACTACATTGATCTAATCTTTCATCATGAACAGCAAGCATCTTACAGATATTTTGATTCGTTTCACTTAATGTTTGAATGGCAGTATCAACCTTATCAATAATCTGCTCGTGTGCTTTAAATCGTTCTTGTAGTACTGCTATTTGTACTTTAGAATCGTTGCTGAACATTTCTTTATTGCGGTGGTTTCCTTCTTTGTAACCAATTTTTACGAAACCCTGTACCGTAGATATATTTGTTTTTCTTCCTGACAGGAGGATCATCTCCTGCTTCAACTGTGCCAGCAATCTTTCCAGCACCAAGACTCATCGTTGGTGCTTCTTCCTTAAGTTCTCTAATTATATTAATGATCTTATTGATATCCATTAGATTGAATTTAATTCTTTTATACAAAAATTATCTTCTGGTATTTCGTGAATACGAGTTTTTGGAAACTCTGGAATTCTATTTAAAAAAACCAAAAAACTTTTAATTGCTGGCCAAAGATCCTGCTCCAAATTATAGAATAATAATGGAACAGCAGCATCATTAAAAACATTAAACAAGATTGTTAGATGATTTAAAATTAAATGCGTTTTCAAGACTCCAGTATTTTTATACCTTTTAAGGAGTCTCTTCACATACTTAATACGCTTCAAATCATCCTCAAAGTCTTCTCTAGTAAGAGCGTGGGGATTATCGTAGAATTTTATAGCAAATAACAAATAGTTATTTTCATTCAACTCATCAAATCTCATACCATATTATCAGCTTTCTGGATATCTTGCGTCGTCTTCAGCGTCACCGGTAATCGTGCTGCCAGCAACTAAAGTTTCAGACTTGACTCTGAAGTTACCGTGGTTGTCAACATAAGTTGTAACGCCAACCCAACCAGCATGTGCTACTGCGTAAGCGGCATTCTTTCCACCAACAGTTCTGCCAGCGGCAACGTTTGTTTCGGTTGTACCAACACCAAATACAGCAGAGAATCTATTAGACTTTACTTCAGGAGCAAAGTATTGACCATCCTCAAGTGTATACTTTGGTTTTTGAGTTACGGTATATCCAGCACCAGCAATCGTGTTGAGTGTTGGGTGAGGAATCAAGAATTGTGTAGATCCGATTGAAAGTTGAGTGGCAGAGGTAATTCCAGTGATCACTGCTTGTCCATAGGTTGCTCCAGCGCCAACGACTAGGATATCGCCCGTTGAGATACCAGCAGTTACAAAAGTTGTGCCACTTCCAAGTACAACTTCAGTACCAAGATTAATTGTAATAGTTCCTGTTAGATTACTAAAAGAATCTCTATTGCCCCAAAGAGCCATGTTTCCCTACCTATAAATTCTTTGTATACAGATATTTATAAAAAAAGGAGACCTTTAGTTTTGGTCTCCCTTCTTATTTCAATTATGGAGTTAAGTCTTTAGCACCTTTATTCTTCAACTGTCCTTGAACCTGAAGAAGAATGAGTGAAAGAATACCGTTTGATTTGACTTTTGGGTTTGCTCCAAGTGCTTCCGAAACTGCGAAAAGTACAGTTGCGATAAGAGCCTGATTCGCTAAACACCAAGCGACGACTGCCGACATGATGACCTCCGTGTGAAGAGTATCCTGTCCTATTTAGCAATCAGTCAAATCTTGAGTGCATCATATCTTGTGCTCTTTGAGCAGAAGCACGACGAGCAGCTACTTTTTGAGCAGGTGATTTTGGTCCACCATATTCACCAGCAGCAGGTGGCTTCTTACCAGGAACTTTCTTTTGTCCTCTTGGTTGAACACCCATTCTACCACTACCCATAGATTTAGCAACCAACTCAAATGCTTTGTTACGTGGTTTTCTTGGAGTTCCTGCTACTTTATCTTCTTTTCTTCTTTCATCAAGAACTTCACCTTCTGGTTCATAATCCATCTTAAGACCCATTGCTCTCAACTTATTCTTAACCAGATTTACTTTGGTTGGGATTGATCTTGGATCTTCGGCACCATTCTCATCCTTTTTGAGTTTTGGTTCCTTCTCATCTTCACATCCACATTCTTCACCTAACTTTTTACCACCACGACGAGCAGTAAGAACAGCAGCAATCGCAGCCTTTCTTCTTTCTTCCTTGGTTCTTCCCGCTAATTGAGGAGATTTAGAACCATAGAAATCTTTAATAGCTGCTCCCATATCAGTTTTAGCAGTAATCTTCTCATCTAATTGCTCACCTTCAATTTCAGATTCTTCTTGAGTAAGAGGAATTCCTTTTTGTAACTGTTGAAGTTTCGCCATCAAAACTTTCTTTTGATTGGAGATAGTTTGCTTTTTTCTTTGCTCTGTTTTAGAATCAACAGATTTTTGTTGAGCCTGTTGTGCTTTTTGCTGATCTTGAGTTGCCTCCTCTTTGATGCCTTTATTTTCATCGGGGAAAACGGTGATCAGTTTGGAGTTATTTACACCCTCCCCCGTGATCTTTTTTTCGGTTTCAGTCTCTTTCTTTTTTTCAATCAGTTCGGCAAATCCATCTTTCCAGTCGTAATCTTCTTTACGAGTTGCGATTGCGTTGCCAATTGCTTTACGACGCTTTAAGAGATACTTATCAGACTTATCGTGATCACCATCATTATCAATGTCCTTATCTTCTTTACCAACTGGATCTAAACCTTTACCAGATTTTGCTTTAGCGGTAGATGAACCTTTTTCCTTTTCAGACTTTGAAGGTTCACCATATCCAGTCATCTCAACTGAAGAGATATTTGGATTAGCACGAAGTTCAGAAATCTTAGCACGAGTTGCCATTCTTACATAAGTATTACCAGTCTTCTTATCTGTGACTCTGATCTTATATTTTTTATCTTCCATTTCATTAAGTTGCTGAAGATACTCGCTCTCTTCAACAACAACCTCTTCTTCTACACCCTCAACAAATACCTTATATAATGCAGATACAATTGTATCAGTAGCAAGTCTCTTGGTATCTACCAGATCTTCTCCAAGAAGCATTTGCTTTGCTCTTGCCTTTACCGCTGGGGCAGCACTTGATTTGGCAAGTTGTGACATATATGCTTTAGAAACTTGGGCAGGATTCATTTTCGTGCCCTTGTTCATCGCTTGCCTTACTTTGTAGCGAGTATCATAAGCAAGTTGTCTTGCCTGCTTTTCAACTTTTTCCTTTGCTCCAGCGGCAGGAGATGCTGTAGGTTTTTCCATTGAGAAGATTAATTACTTACTTTTCCTATACTTATTTATGAAATTCAATCCGAAGTTCTTTTGACCGAATGCCAGATTTTCTTTTCCACTTTCAGAACCTGGTGTTTGTTGAGCGGCATACTTTAAAAATCCAGTTGTGCCAACCAAAGTATTTGGTTTTCCAGGAAGTCTCATTTTCTTATCCATTCTCTTTTCCTGGTATGTTTCCATCACGTCCTTAATCCACGACTTGAACATAATGCTGTCTTCGGTGACACAAATCAGATAGTTTGTGCCTCTACGAATAATGCGACCAACAAGACCAGTGTTTAAGTTTTCTACAAGTTGTCCAACATTGAAAATTTTCTCTTGTACATAATTTTCACGAAGATTTTTCCAATCAAATTTAGGAGCAATTTCCCAAAGACTCCAACCTTCCTGAATATTCATTGCGGAACGAAGAGTATTGTAGAGTTCTCTTGCCTGCTTATCATTCATTGAAGCAGGAACTCCCTTACGGAAAGTTTTAAAGTCACCTTCTGCTGCTGCCTTTCTTTGTTTTGATGCGGACATTCCCGATACATCATCTTCTGCGTCGGGATCTCTTTCACCAGCAGAACGAACTTCTATAT